AATCGGCAAAGCGATCACTCTTGACGCTGCCGACGACGAGGACATCAAGAACGATACCTCTGCCGACTTGTTCAAGACTGCCGAGATTTGGGAGATTTGGGACAAGGATAGCAAGCGCGTCATCTGGATTTGCAAGACCTACGCGCACCCATGTAAGGAGCAGGACGACCCGTTGCAAATGTCCGGGTTCTTCCCCATTCCGCGCCCTTTGTACGCCATCCAGAACGACCAGACGCTGATCCCGGCCTGCCTGTTCACGCAGTACGAGCAGCAGGCCAAGGAACTGAACAAGATCAGCATGCGCATCAACAGCCTGATCGACGCGCTACGGGTCCGCGGCATCTACGACGCCACGCTGGGCGAAATGGCCCAGTTGATGAAGGCGGCTGACAATGAGCTTATCCCGGGCCAGAACATCACGGCGCTGTTGGAGCGCGGCGGCTTGGAAAAAGCTATCTGGATGATGCCGATTGACGTAGCCGCGGCTGTGCTGAAAGAGTTGTATGTCCAGCGCGACGCCACAAAACAGGTCATCTACGAGATCACTGGCATCAGCGACATCATGCGGTCCGCCAGCGATCCGAACGAGACCTTCGGCGCCCAAAAGATCAAGACGCAATGGGGCACGCAACGTCTCCAGCGTATGCAAAAGGAAGTCCAGCGGTATATCCGCGATCTCGTTCGGCTCAAAGCCGAGGTCATCAGCGAGAAATTCCAGATTGAGACGCTGGAGCAGATGACGCTGGTTCAATTGCCGCACCAGGCGCAGGTTGACGCGCAAATGCAGCAGATGCAGGCGCAATACCAGCAAGCCGCTCAAATGGCTCAGCAACAGGGCCAGCAGCCGCCCCTGCCGCCTCAAATGCCGCCACCGATCACCTGGGAAGCCGTCTCGGAAGCTATGCGAGGCGATGCCACCCGCACCTATCACGTTGACATCGAGACGGACAGCACGCTATCGGCCACGCAGGATAGCGACATGGACGGCTTGACCAAGCTGCTGGGCGGTCTGTCGCAACTGATCACTGGATTTGGCCCTGCTGTCCAGGCCGGCGCCATCCCAATCGAGGCTGTCAAGGCGCTGATGGGCGTGGTTGTGCGCCGCGCCAAGATGGGTACTGCCGTAGAGGATGCGCTGGAGAAGATGAAGCAGCCGGCGCCCGGCGCGGATCCCGAGGCAGCTAAAGCGCAAGCGGCTGCTCAGCAGCAACAAGCGCAGCAGCAGCACGAGGCCCAGCTGGAGCAGATGAAAGCCCAAACCACGATGCAACTGGAGCAGATGAAGGCGCAATTGGCCGACCAGCAGCATCAGCGCGAATTGGCGGCGAAGGCCCAGGCCGACCAGATGGCCGCCGAGCAGTCCATGGCGGTCGAACAGCACAAGCAAGCGATGCAAGATGCCCAAGTCCAGCGGCAGAACGAAATGGAGGCACAGCGCAATGCACAGCAATCAGAGCTTGAACATGCCCGCGAAGTCCAGCGCATGCAGATGGAAGACGCCGCAGCACAGCAGCAGCGCGATTTGGACCGCTGGAAAGCTGAACTCGACGCGTCCACCAAGATTGCCGTTGCCGAGATTGCCGCTAAAGCCTCCGCAGATGCCTCCCTGGCAGCCGCCGAGCAATCCGCCAATGGGAAAGTAGCCGAGGACGTAGCGCCTGATACCAGCGTAGCCGATGCACTGAAAGCGATCAGCCAGAAGGTAGACGAGCTACATCAGCATTCATCCTCCCCCCGCACCATCGTCCGAGGCCCGGACGGAAAGGCTACCGGCATTTCTGTCGGCGGCATCACTAAAACCGTAACACGCGACCCTAATGGGCGCACAACAGGAGTCCAATAATGGCCGCAGGCGCATTCATCTTCCCCGACAAGGCGAAGCTTAACTTTTTCAGTGCAACTGATCTTTTGAATCCGGCGAACACGTTCAAGATCACGCTGCACACCAGTTCCTTCACCCCGGCGCCATCCACCATGGAGGTCTACGCCGACCTGACCAACGAGCTGGCGACGGCAAACGGGTACACCAATGGCGGGCTTGCGCTCACCAGCGTGGCCCTGACCCAGACCTCTGGCGTGGTCAAGTTCACCAGCGCCGCAGCGGTGTGGACAGCCGCTGGCGGATCGATCCCAGCATGGCGCTACGGCGTAGTGCGAGCAGTCGGCACCCTGAATGGCAAGGTTGACCCTATCGTTGGTTACTTCCTTGGCGATTCGATGCCGGCCGATGTGCCAGCGACCACGACTGGTAACACGCTGACCGTCACGCCGAACGCATCCGGCATCATGAGCGCGACGTAATCATGAGCATCCGTGACCGCATCCTCGCCCAGCCCGACCTAGCCGCAGCACGCGCGGCGCGAGACATCGACGCGCTGGCAGCCGGCCTGAACGCGCAGGCGCCCATGGTAGCGCGCTCGCGCTTCGTCACGGCGCGGACCGTGCTTGCCGAGTGCGCGGGCGGTTCGGCCATCCTCGACGCGCTGGTGGCAGCGCAATCCATTTCGGCTATTGCATGGGCGCTCAAATTCCTGGCGCAAGACAGCGGCCTCGACATCGGCAACGCGGCTACGCTCGGCATGGTGGATCAGCTCGTTGCAGGCAACGCCCTCACGGCCACCCAAGGCGCCGCGCTCAAAGCGCTGGCGAACACTCCGGACTTGGTGACGCGCGATCAAGTTGCCGACGCCATGTTCAACGCTGACGGATCGGAAAAATAATGGCTATCTCGAAAACTTCCGTCGCGGTCCTCGCATCGACCTCTGGCGCAGCTGGCAGCACTAAGGCATCGCCCGGCGCCACCGGCAGCGCAATCGACTGCCGCGCCTATTACGGCGGCGAGCTGGGCTACAGCATCACGAATGGCGCCAGTGCGCCCGGCGTGGCCGGCACGCTGCTGTTCCAGGCTTCGCCCGACGGCACGACCTGGTACGACTATTATGCCGTTGCAGGCGATACAACCGCATCAAGCGTGAATACGGGCTCGATTATCCTGGATCGCGGCGTCATGTACGTGCGTGCCATTGGCTACGGCAACACCACGAACAGCGTCACGTTTGCCGCCAACCTGCAAGCTGTGACGGCGCTGTAAATGGGCGCGGCAATGCGGTATCAGCCGCAGATTGGCCCACTGACCATTAGCAGGCAATGCGGCCTCTTGCAAGGCGCAAAGCTGCTGGCCTTGATTGTAGGATCGCACATTTCCAGCAATCTAGTTGATGGAAAACCGTTGTCGATTGCTGGCACCAACGTTAAGCCTTTGGCAGTGCCAGAAGGAATTGGGGCGACCAACTCTCTCGGGCAAGGTGACCTATCAGCCACCGGAATCGAAGCCGCTGGTGGTAGCATCTTTGTGGACTTCTGGTACGGTCGTCTATATGGTACTGCTGCGAGCAATGCCTATTTCTTCGGAGATTACGACGGTGCAAATGGTCAGGGAATCGCTTCAAGGCATAGCAGCATAGGGGGTTGTTGGGGCTACTTTGACGGCAGCGCCTTGAACGACAGCGGTGAAACTTTGCCGCTGGATGGGACATTACAATGTTTCGTAACAGTTCGTGACACTGTATCAGGCACTGTAAAGGTATATCGAAACGGTGCTTTGAAAATCACGTCAAGTGGCGCCCCAGTGCTTCTTGGCGCGCTTGCTGTTGGCTCTATTGGACCTAACCAATGGGCCACTTTTTACAGTGAATCGTCCACCGTACTTGCTGGCCGTCTGCGATACAAGGTATGGGATGCGGCAGCGGTAAAGTCGTTTACCAACAACCCTTGGCAACTCTTCCAAGCTCCCGACGAAGAGGACTTTGTTGCTGCTGGCGGCGGCACAGATACGCCAGTTAACCCAGCCGTTGGCACTCTCGCCCTGACCGGCTATAGCCCTAGCATCGCCCAAAGCGTCAATCAGTCCATTGCCCCTGGCACCGGCTCGCTTGCCATCACCGGATTTGCGCCAAGCGTCACACAGGGCATCACCACCAACATTGCCCCGGGAGCCGGGATAGTCGCACTCACAGGTTATGCGCCTGTAGTAGCGCAGAGTGCGAATAGTGCCGTCTCTCCCGCTGCGGGCACGCTGACCCTCAATGGTTACGCTCCAGCCATCGCACAGACGGCAAACCAGGCGCTGACTCCTGCTGTCGGCGCCTTGGCCGTGACTGGCTACGCGCCGACGGTCTCACAGGCCGCTGCATCGCCATCCCTCACGCCTGACGCTGGCTCGTTCGCGATCACCGGCTATGCGCCGTATGTGAAGCAGACCGCCCCAGTTACCAAGATCGGCGGCGATGATGTGCCGCGCCACGAGGACGAAGAGCGCCTCGAGATTTGGGAGCCGCGCAAGCCGACGCCCAAGCGTGATGACTCGCTCGACAAGGTTGTCCGCGATGCCTACGCCAAGGCCACCGGCAAGCCCATCGCAGCAGCAATTGCAAAGCCTACGCCGACTGTGCGTGCAGTTGACCCTGATCCATTCGACTACGACGAGGACGATTTTGAAGTCCTCCTACTCTCCTACTGAGGATGCCATGCCGACCTATCAATCCGTGTGCACAATTTGTGATTCGTACCACGAGTACATCAAGGCCGCCTCACGCTGCCTGGAGACGCCGGAGTGTTGCGGCGTAGCCACGCAGAAGCGGATATACAGTGCGCCAGCGATGCGCGCTGATATCGCGCCATGGGATGCCTACGAATCGCCTGCTACCGGCAAGATGATCACCAGCTATGCCGAGCGCCGCGCTGATATGAAAGCTGCAGGTTGCCGCGACTGGGAAGGTCAAGCAGTAGAGCGCCGGGAAGCCGCCAAGAGCAAGGCCGCAGACGAGGCGAAGCTCGACGCTTCAATCGATGCCACCGTTCGTCAAGCATGGGCCAATCTCCCACCAAGCAAAAAAGCCGCCGCCCTGGCGCAAACCTAAAGGAGCAACACCATGGCTTTCACCGAAGCGCAACTTGTCGCCCAGCTCGATCCAGCATCGACCGGGCTGACCATCGATATTCAAACGCTGATCCCAGGACCAACGATCACCGACGTATACGCCGTCGGCCAGGTGGCACCGTACGCCGGTCGCAGCCGCTGGGTACAGGTCCAATCGAGCAACACCGCGGCACAGGCCGCAGCAGCAATTCAAACTGCACTTTCATAGGAGAACAAGATGGACATGGATTTTGCAAAAGCACTTTCGGTCGCTATCGCCAAGGCGAACGGCCACCCCGACCCAGAAGCATGGGCCGCAGATGTAGCAGGGCATTTAGAGCCTGCGCTCGCTACCCCCGCTCCAGCTGAGCCGGCCCCACCCGAACCAGAGCAGACGGCGCCATGAAAATCGACCATGAAGCAGTCCGCCAGATAGCTCAACGGGTGGCGGCGTTTCATGGTCACCCGAATCCGAATCGGTGGGCACTTGTCATTGCCGACAAGTTCCGGCCGCAAACAGTGCAAAACGAAAATATTCCTGCTGAAAATACATTACAGCCGGAAATACCTGCCGTATAATTGTGCAACGATACTCCCAGGAGTATCCGACCACTATAAACGCCGTGACGGCGCTAGTGACTGATGCGAATCGGTCAAAGACATGGAGCTGCAAATGCAACTCGAAGACCAAGGGGCTACCCCCGAAGTTGAGACCCAACAGGCTGCGCCGTCGATGGAAGACACCATCCGCGACACGTACCGCAATCTGACCTCCAGTGAAGAACCCACCGCTGCCGCGCCTGAAAATGGCCCGGCGGCTGGTGGCGTTGAGGACCCCGAAGCCGCCGCGCAACGTATCCGCGATGCGCAGGGCAAGTTTGCCAAGCCAGCAGAGCCGAATCCCGACGCCGCTCCAGATGCAGTGCCGGCGGATGTGCCTGTCGTTGAGGCTAAGCCAGCCCCGAACACTTGGAAAAAGGAAGCCGCTGAAAAGTGGGCGACCGTCGATCCCGTCGTGCGCGCCGAGATCGAGCGCCGCGAGCAGGACTTCCACAAGGGCGTGGAGCAGTACAAGGAGCGCGCCCAGTTCGCGCAGACCATGGAACGAGCCATGGCGCCGTACATGCAGACGATCCAGCAGATCGGCATGACGCCAGATCAAGCCATTGGTGGGCTGATGGCGCTTGACCATAAAATTCGCCATGGATCGCCAGAGCAAAAGGTTGCGGTTTTTGCCCAGCTCATGCACGAGGCTGGCGTCGATATCAGCCAAGTTGCGAACGCCCAACAGAATACTGATCCGCGCGTATACGCCGCCGAGCAAGAGGCTCAGCAGTTGCGCGCGCAGTTCCAGAATTATCAACAGACGGCCCAGCAGCAGGCAGAGAGCGCGCTCAACAGCGAGATCGAAGCCTTCGCTGCTGACCCGTCACATAGTCACTTCGATGCCGTCAAGGGTCACATGTCAGCGCTTCTACAAGCGGGACAGGCCCAAAGCCTCGCGGATGCCTATGAGCAGGCCATCTACGCCAATCCCACCACGCGGGCCGCTGTTCTACAGCAGCAGGAAGCCGCGAAGCGCGAGGAAGCAGCGAAGAAGGCGCAAGCGGCAAAGGCCGCGGCAAGCATCAACGTGCAACGCCGCCCAGCCATGCCAACAGCCCAGCCCATAGGTTCTATGGACGACACCATTCGCGAGACTCTGCGCCGTTTGCAGGGTAACGCCTAAATTTTAGGAGCATCACAATGCCATCCCCAGGACAAGGTTACGCCGCCGGTAACTTCGGCGTTTTTTCGGAACTGGTTACCACCACGTTCCGCAACCACTCGAAAGAAGTGGCCGACAACATCACCAAGCACAATGCGCTGTATCGCAAGTTGACCGATGGCGGCAAAGTTCGCCTGGAAGACGGCGGCCTGTCGATTGTGCAGCCGCTGGAATACGCCAACAACACCACGTACCAGCGCTACTCGGGCTACGACGTTCTGAACATCGCCGCTGTCGATGTGCTGTCCGCCGCCGAGTTCCCATGGCGCCAAGTGGCGGTCAACCTGGCCGTATCCGGCCTGGAAATGCGTACCAACTCGGGCGAAAACCGCATTATCAACTTCGTCAAATCGAAGGTGAAGAATGCGCAGCACTCGTTTGCCAACGGTCTGTCCGCCGACCTTTACAGCGACGGTACCGCCGCTAACCAGATCAACGGTCTGCAAGCCCTGATCGCTGACGCCGGTACCGGCACGGTGGGCGGCATCAACAGCTCGACCTATGCGTTCTGGCAGAACGTGGTTCAGTCGGCTGCAGCGCCCCTGCAAGGCGGATCGGCTATCACCCCATCGGCTACCACCATCGAATCACTGATGCTGCCGATGTGGATCAAGCTGACCCGCGGCATGGATATGCCGAACCTGATCGTGATGTCGGATGACTACTTCACGATGTACGAGCAATCGCAGACCTCGCTGAAGCGCTACACCTCCAGCGAAGACGGCAAAGGCGGCATGATCGGCATGAAGTACAAAACCGCCGATGTTTTCTTCGACTCATCGGGCGGTATTCCAGCGGCCCACGCCTATTTCCTGAACACGAACTATCTGGATCTGGTCGTGCACAAGGACGCCAACATCACCATGTTGGACGACGTGGAGTCGATCAACCAGGACGCCCTGGTGAAAACGATCATCTGGCAGGGCAACCTGGCAGTTGCAAACCGCTCGCTGCAAGGCGTGATGAAAGCGTAATCCGGTGGCCGGCCTAGCGCCGGCCTTCGTCCTACCGCATAACGCCCTAATGGGCAAAGGAAAAGAGAATGCCTTACTCGCAAATTACCCCAGTGATCGGCTTGCCCCAACAGGGCTACGTCAACAGCGTCGATCTCGTCCAGAAAAATATCCTGGGCACCACCGTCATGGCCGTCGATAACTACTTCGGCTTCGGTGAGTTCAAGTACGTTCAGTTCCCCGCTGGCGCCGCTATCACCCAAGGCCAAGTGGTTACTTGGTCGGGCTTCGGTGGCTCGGCTGGCTATTCCGCCGCAGTCGCTGCCAATACCGCCAATACCGGCCGCCCCATCGGTATCGCCATCAACTCGGTCGCCAACCTGGGTGTCGTCCAGTACGGTTGGATTCAGATCACCGGTCAAGCAGTCATCAAGGCCGCCGCTTCGGTTGCTGCCGGCTCGGCATTCGGTATCGACGCGACGACCGGCGGCTCGGTCAATGCGAACAGCGCTGGCCGTCAAGTGCTGAATGCTGTCGTATCGGCTGCCTCGACCCTGACCGTTGTCAAGACCGCGCAGCTTACCAACGGCTCGCCGGTTATCACCGTCTCGGACACCGCCGGCTGGGTTCCTGGCCTGACGGCTTCCGGTACTGGTGTCTCCGGCACGATCCTGTTGGTCGATCCTGACAACCGCCGCGTCACCTTGTCGGCCAATGCCACCACTGGCGGCGCCAGCTCCGTGACGATGACCTATACCGGCTTCATCGTCGCGACCATCGACCGCAGCTTCCTGCAAGGCGCGATCACTTAATCGCAAGCGGCGTCCTCGAAAGAGGGCGCTTGTCAATGCAGACAGGGCATTGACAAGCGCTACCGCTTACCACCAGGAGAAACACAATGGCCTACGCCGACCCGATGTCACGAGTACCGTTTTTCATGTTCCAAGACCGCGAGCATGGCGTTGATGCCGTCGCCTCCGCTGAGCGTGGCTATGAAGTGCCGCGCCTGATGACGTTCATCCTGATTTCCCCGCATGGCCACAAGGGTGACCCCATCGAATTCTTCGCAGAAGAGTTCATCGAGCGCAAGGACAAGGAATCGCGGGACGGCCGGTATGACCGGGAATGGGTCAAGGAGTTTCGCCAAGGCCTGGAAATGCACCGTGAAGGCAAGGAAATCCCCCGCCATGGCACGCCGCTGATTACGTGGGAGCGAATCCTCAAGACGCGCCGCGAAGCCTTGGCGCGCCGTTTCCCGACCGTGGAAGACCTGGCGGCAGTGCCTGACTCGTCGCTTGGCGATATCGGTCTCGATGGCCGCGTGCTTCGCGATATGGCAAAGGGTGACATCCAGGCAAAGAAAGACCTTTCTCCCGTGGTCAAAGAGCTAGCCGAAGAGAAAGAAAAGACGCGCCGTTTGGAAGAAATGGTAGCGGTTATGGCTTCCCGCATCGACGCGCTGGAAGAAGACAAGCCCAAGCGTGGTCGCCCGCGCGCTGAAACCACGGAGTAAAACCCTATGGCGCTTACATGCCTGCAAATCATCCAGTCGGCCTGTAAGCGCATCGGCATCCTGTCGCCAAATGCGGCCGTGACCGCTACCGCCCAGCAGATTATCCAGTTGGTCGCCTTGGCGGAAGAAGAGGGCCAGGAACTGGCGACCCGGTACAACTGGGAGACGCTTCAAACCGAGGCGACTTTTACCACTGTGGCGGCGCAAGTGCAGACCACGTTGGCAGCCACCGCGCCCGGCTTCGACTACATCATCAACGATACGATCTGGAACCGCACGTTGCGGCGCCCTGTCTACGGGCCAAAGTCTCAGCAGGACTGGCAGCAGGACAAGGCCAATCAGATCAACGGACCTTTCAACTCCTTCCGCATCATCGCGGATGCGATCAACTTTTATCCCAACCCTGTCGCAGGCCAGACTTGCGCTTTCGAGTACCAGTCGCGTAACTGGGTGACTACGGCTGGCGGTACGTCCGAGACGTGGACCGCCGACAGCGACACGCCCCGAATCGACGGGCAACTGATCGTCCTGGGTGTGATTTGGCGATGGAAGGCCGCGAAGGGTCTGGACTACGCCGAAGACTACGCCAAGTACGAGCGCCGGGTATCCGATGCCATGGGTCGTGACGCAGGTAAAGCCACGCTGAATATGTCGGGCGGCAGCTGGGAAATTCAGCCCGTCGTGCTTGTTCCTCGCGGATCGTGGGGCAACTGATGCGGATGCCGCAAAAGCAGCTTAACCGCCGCCAGGTGTCCAGCACTTTGTCTGTGCCTGCGCCTGTGGGCGGTTGGAACGCCCGCGATCCGCTGGCGAAGATGAAGCCTGCCGATGCGGTCATGCTGGAGAACTTCTTTTGCACGCCGTATGACGTAATGGTGCGCTACGGCTCCACGAACTATGCGACCGGGATTACTGGCACTGTCAACACGCTCGTATCGTATTCGCCCCCGAGTGCTGCGTTGAAACTGTTTGCGGCTGCCGGGGCCAATGTCTACGATGTGAGCGCGCCTGGCGCTGTTGGCACCGCTGCCGTCACCGGCATGACCTCTGACCGCTACCAGACAGCAAACTTTGGCACTGCGGGCGGCAATTTCCTCGTCATGGCGAATGGGGCCGATCTGCCGCTTGTGTACAACGGGACCAGCTGGGGCAACATCTTCGCAGCGGCTTTTAGCACTGCCGTCACCAGCATCACGAGCAGCGGCACGCTTGCGACCGTGACGATGGCATCGCCCCATAATTTGAAGACTGGCATGCAGGTTGTAGTAGCGGGCTTTACGCCCACTGGCTACAACGGCACGTACACGATCACGGTCACAGGCGCGGCCACTTTCACATACGTGTTAGCCGGCGCACTTGGCGCGACGACTGTGACCGGCACCGTAACCCCGGGCGCCAACTTTGCCATTACCGGCGTTGACCCTACCTTGCTTATCAGCGCATACGCCTTTAAAAGCCGTCTGTGGTTTGTAGAAAAAAACAGCACCCGCGCCTGGTATCTGCCAACTTTACAGATCGGTGGCGCCGCGCAGCAATTGGACTTCGGCAGCCTGTTCAGCCGCGGCGGCTACTTGGTGGCGATGGCAGATTGGTCGCTTGATGCTGGCTATGGAATGGACGACTACGCCGTTTTCGTGTCTTCCGAGGGGCAGGTAGCCGTCTACAAAGGCACCGACCCGGCAAGCGCATCGACCTGGGCACTCGTGGGCATCTACGATGTCGGCTCGCCTATCGGCCGTCGCTGCTTGATGAAATACGCGGGCGATCTGACGATGATCTGCCAGGATGGTTTGGCGCCACTTTCCAAGGCGTTGATGTCCTCGCGCGTCAATTCGCAGGTAATGCTGACTGACAAAATCCAGCATGCCATCAGCGACTATGTGTCCACGTACGGCACCAGCTTCGGCTGGGAAGTGGCGCTGTTCCCCAAAGAAAATATGCTGTTGCTGAATATTCCGGTCGGCGGCGGCAATTCTGTTCAGGCCGTCATGAATACGATTAGCGGCGCGTGGTCGAAATTCACTGGTTGGAATATCGCGACGTTCCAACTGCATGGCGACAACCTGTATTTCGGGACGCTCGGAGGCGTTTGCCGCGCCTGGGATACCACAGCGGACGCAGGCGCCAATATCAATTTCGATGCGCTGCAATCGTTCAACTATTTCGGCCGTACAGGGCAGCTCAAAAAAGTGAACATGGTGCGCCCCATTGTATCCACTGATGGCACGCCGACGATCCTTTTCGATGTCAACGCGGATTTTGATACTTCGGCGCCGAAAGGATTACCGACCTTTGCCCCCGCATCGCTTGCCCCCGCAATTTGGGATGCCTCTGCTTGGGATGGTGTAGGCGTATGGGGCGGCGAATTATCGATTAAGCGCGATTGGCAGACGGCGTTTGCGATTGGATACTGCCTGGCCGGCCACATGAAGGGATATGCAGCAAACACGCGTGTCCGCTGGGCTTCTACCGATTTCTTGGTCGATGCTGGAGGCGTCATTTGATTACCTTCGGCGAGGATGTTGCGCGATGGGTAGCCGAACGCACGGGCGGAAAGTATTTCGCCGGCTCGGGGCAGGGGATTGGCTGGCAGAAGAACGGAAATCTGATCGCCGGGGTGTTGTTTGATAATTACACAGGGCGCTCAGTTCAGATGCACGTTGCCGCGATTGGCAAGCGCTGGATGGTGCGCGAATACCTGAATTTTTGCTTTCGTTATCCGTTCGAGCAGTTGCGTGTCGAGAAGATTATTGGGCTTGTGGATTCGACCAACGCCGATGCGCTCCGGTTTGATCGCCATCTTGGCTTCACGGATGAGGCGGTGATCGCTGACGCAGGGCGGCATGGCGACATCATCATTTTGAGTATGACCCGCGGCCAGTGCCGCTTTCTCAAGGACTGAATCATGGGCAAAGGCTCCGCACCACCACCACCAGACTACGCCGGCGCTGCGCAAGCAACCGCCTCTGGCAATCTCGAAGCTGCCCAGCAGGCGACCAAGGCGAACCGCGTCAACACGTACACGCCTTACGGCAGCTTGACCTATTCGCAGGACGCGAGCGATCCCAATAAATGGAGTTCGAACGTAAATCTGTCGGACACCGGCAAGCAGTTGCTTGACCAGCAGAACAAGACCAGCCTCGGCTTGGGTAATTTGCAGGATGCTGCAACGGCTCGCGTAGGTTCCAGCTTGGGCAGCCCAATCCCGTCGGCGTACGACCCGACGAAGGCCACGAACAACGCCGCTGACCTGATTAATGCGCGTCTCCTGCCGCAGCAGCAGCGAGACCATGCCGACCTCGACACCCAGCTTGCTAACCAAGGCATCATGCCAGGCTCCGAGGCATACCAGCGCGCCCAGGATCAGCTGGGCCGCACGCAGAACGATGCAAGGTCCCAGGCCCAATTGCAGGGCATTACGCTGGGGCAAAGCCAGCAGGGGCAGCAGTACGCCCAGGAGACCGCTAATCGCAATATCCCGATGAACGAACTCAACGCGATTCGCACTGGCGCGCAGGTGACGAACCCGACATTCCAGAATGCCCCGCAGCAGGCGACAACGAACGGACCGGATATGCTCGGCGCCGCTGGCATGCAGAACCAGTACAACATGGGGCTTTACAACTCGCAAGTCGGTTCCGGTAACTCATTGATGGGCAGCATTGGTGGGCTTGGTGCAGCTGCACTAAGTAACCCTGCAATGACTGCAATGATGTTCTCGGATGTTCGCCTGAAAAGCGACATTCGCCGGATCGGCACACATGATGCGTTTGGCATTGGCATTTACACCTATGAGAAATTTGGCTCGCCAGAGATCGGCGTTTTGGCTCATGAATTGGAAGCGGTCAAGCCGGGCGCTGTCTCGACCCATGAAAGTGGGTTCAAAGTCATCGACATGGGAGCCTTGTAATGCCAACCGGGAATCCTTTTACGACTGCCCAGGCGCCGGCCGCCATGCAAATGCTTGCACCTGACATCGCAACGCAACAGACGCAACTCGCACGCCAGCAGCAGATGGCCGATTTACTTCGCCAACAGGCATTACAGCCGGATCAGGGCACGCAAGTTATCAATGGCTGGGCGGTCCGCAAAAGCCCTTTGGAAGCGCTTGGGCGCATGGCAACAGCGTTGATGGTAAAGAATGGGCAGTCTGATATTGATGAGAAGCAGATGGCGCTGTCGAAAGCACTTCAGGGGCGTATGGGCGATATTCTTGGCGGGGGCACTGGTCAAGATCAGGCATCGGTGGCATTGAAACAAGGCGCTGCTGAGCAGCCTAGTCAACCGGATGAGACTGGGGCACTTGTCAACCAGGGCGGAGTAGGACCGACCGTGCAAAATGCTGCGCGAATGGACGCGATGCCTCCGCCACAGCCAAATAATTTCAATATGGGCAACCTACTCAAAGGCCAAGTGATCGCGGACCTAGGCGGTCAGGCGGCTGGGGCGGCGTATTGGGATCAGTTCAAGCCCACCGATGGCATGAAGACCGATAAGTATCTTGGAATTTCGCAAGATCAGGCACGTGCTTTTGAGACTGCGAAACGCGGCAAAGAGGGTTACATTGCCCCGACCCGGTTGGGCGAGGGGGCTTACGCCGACAGCAATGGCAATGTGCAAGGGCTTCCAACCGCGGCGCCAGCAGGCTACATTAACCAGCGCGGCTCGGATGGGCAGTGGATGACGGTGCCGGTTGGCGGAGGGACCGAAGCCGTTCAGACCTCGGAGCAGTCAAAAACACTGGGTAAAACACTTGGAACGCTGAACCAAGGTGTTGATTCGAGCGGCGCACCGACCTACTTTGTCGGCGTCCCATCGGGCGCGCCGGGCATGCCGAATCGCGCTCCGGCGCCATCGCTGCCGCAAAGTGCGCCACCTGCATCGCCGCAAATTGATTTGAACCACATGACACCGCAGGAGCGCGCCAAAGTGCAGCAGCAGGCCCAAGCGCAGTTTGGCTTGCAGCCTGGCAGTGTCCCGGGCCGTAGCGTGCAGGGTGCGGCGTCGCCAGATCAGCCACCCGCTGCGTCAGCACCTCAAACAGGGATGATCCGCCCTGGTAACGCGCCGGGTTTCAACGATTACCAGCAATCGCAGGCAAAGGCGACGAGCGACCGTCGCAGCGATCTGATTAAACAGGCGCAGGACTCTCCTGGGCGAGTGAACGTACTAGACAACATCCTTGACCTATCGAAAGCCGGGGTACAAACGGGTCCCACTGCTGATTGGAAAAATCAGTTTAAGGGCTTCGCTGCGGACACCTTGGGCATTAAAGACTGGAAGGATGATGTGGCCCACTACCAAGAGGCAGTGAAATTCATGTCGCAGAACGCGACGCGCGCTTGGCAGGCGGCTGGAGGTAGTGGTACGGATGCGCAACTTGCTCAGGTCACAAAGGGCAACGTGAACAATGGCATGTTCCCGCAAGCAGTGCAGGGCATGGCGAGGTATGCGAAAGCCGGCGAGTTGGCGTTGCAAGGAATGACAAACGCCATGCAGGCAGCAAACATCACCGACCCGGCCTCACAGCAGAAATTTGAAAGCACTTGGCGCCAGAATCTTGACCCGCGAATCTATCAGATGAAAGTCATGGACCCAGCAGAAGCAAAGACATTTGTGACCAATCTGCAAAAAACAGATCCTGCCGGCTATGCAACCCTGCTCAAGAAAGCGCAAGTACTGAAACAGATGGGGGGACTATGAACGACCCTTTGCTGGAATTGCTGGGACAATCGCAACCGCCCCCAGGCAATCAGCTTAAGCCAGCTCAAGGCGCCGATCCCTTGCTCGGGCTTGTGCGCGGCGAGGAAACGATGCCTGCAGCAGATCAGCCTGCTCCTACTGCTCCTGTCGGCGGTGAGGCGCCTATGTCTGCCCTTGAAAAGATTGGCAAGGGGATGGCGGACCCATTCAAGGGCGCTGCGCAGTTGATTACTCATGCCCTACCTCAAAGCGTTATCGATGCTGGAACGCAGTTGAACGGCTGGATGGCGGATAAAGGCCTTGCTCCGCGTATTCACCCCCAAGGCCTCGATGCCGATATTTCAGCCAAAGAAGCAGACTACCAGGCACGTAGGTCAGCCGCCGGCGAATCGGGAATTGATGGATACCGGCTTGCCGGGAACATAACAAGCCCGATGAATCTTGGCTTGGGGGTCGCGGGCGGAGCCGTTGCCCCAGTATCGCTATTGGGTAGGATGGGCGTAGGCGCCACTCTTGGTGCGGCGAGTGGCGCGCTCAACCCGGTCACTAGCGGTAATTTTGCTGATGAAAAGAATTCACAACTCGCTTCTGGCGCTGTGGTTGGTGCCGCCCTTCCAGGCCTTGGCGCGCTAGCAGGAAAAATCATCAGCCCCGAAATTCGGCAAAGCGTCAAAACTCTGCTCAGTGAAAATGTCACGCCGACCATGGGTCAAATTCTCGGTGGGGGCTATCAAAAACTGGAAGACAAGTTGATGAGTGTGCCTTTGCTTGGCGATGCGATTGCATCTGCTCGGGGTAAAGGGCTGGACGAGTTTAACCGCGCCGCTATGGCACGCGCGCTCTCGCCAATCGGCGGCGAAGTCCCGAAAGAAGCAGGGCGAGATGCGGTGGCGTCTGTACGGACTCAACTAGGTAATGCGTACGACAATCTGATCCCCCGACTTTCGTTTAAGGCCGATCCCCAGTTTTCTCAGGATATGGCGAAGATTGGGCAAATGGCGCAGAACTTGGCGCCCCAGGAAGCAGCCAAGTATACGAGCATCATGAAGCAACACCTGAGCAAAATGACGCCTGCCGGCACAATGACTGGTGAGACGTTTAAGACCGTGGAAAGTGCCCTCAGCCAGGACGCTAAATCCTTTTCTTCATCGCTCGACCCATACCAGCGCGAATTGGGCGACGCCTTGCAGGAAACGCTCACTGCAATGCGAAGTGGCCTTGCGCGCAGTACGACCAACCCAGCGGACGCCGCGGCCTTAAAAGCAGTCAACGAAGGCTACGCGAACTATGCAACGATTAGAAAAGCGGCCGGCGGAGTTGGCGCGACAGATGGCAAGTACACGCCAGCGCAGTTGGCTTCTGCTGTTCGATCTGGCGATAGCACGACAGGAAAACGTGCCTATTCGGAGGGCCGCGCGCTCATGCAAGATTTGACGGACGCCGGGAAGGATGCGCTTTCGCAGAAATACCCTGATTCGGGCAGCGCTGGCAGGATGATGGCGGGCTTACTGGCTACGGGTGGACTTGGTGCGGCAGCAGCCAGCAATCCAATTTCAGTTGCGGCCGCAGGAGCGACCGCAGTCCCATATTTACCCGGCGGGAGGCAACTTATGGCGGCTCTTTTGGCTAAGCGGCCAGACCTTGCTAAGCCAGTGGCGGCGGCGGTTAAGAGCGGGTCCATGGTTCTTGCTCCGGGAGCTGCTCCAGCGCTTGGCAGTGCTTACAACAAGTGAGATCGCAACGGTGCTGGCACTCGTAACAATTACCCTAATCCATTGATCTTCAGTCATAATTTAGCTTAAGTTGGCAGCAGGAAATACGGTCAATTTACCCCTGTGAAGGGGCCTTTGTAATACAGACGAAAGTACATCATGCCACGTAACGGACTCGGGGTCTACGTCCCGCCAGCGGGTCAGCCGGTTGTAACGGCAACGACCATTAGCAGCGCCGTATTTAACACTCTTGTGGCTGATCTCGGCACCGAGATTACACGGTCGGTTAGCACAGACGGCCAAACTCCCATGGCCGCTATTTTACCGATGGGGGGATTTAAGATTAGCGGGTTGGGTTTGGCAACCCTTCCGAGTGACGCAGTTCGGCTTGATCAACTTACATCGCCTGATGCCGCAAGTCGTGTGGGCTACCTGCATGCCGTCGGCGTCGATGTCACCAACGTCCAGATAGCCCTGCGCGCCGAACTGAAAAACGTCAACCTGTATTTCATTGCTGGCGAGGCAGATGCCACTGCCATGTTCAATCGTGCAACAGCAGCCGCGCATCGGGTCTATGTCCCGGCCGGCAGCTATACGCTTAGTTCGGCAGGCTGGCCCAGCGACACCGAAATCTTTGGCGATGGTGACAGCACGATCCTGCTCATGCCGGCAACGGCTGCCTATCTGATCACCAACGACAGCGGCTCGTCGGACCCGGCCAACAACATCAAGAACGGGCGCATGCGCGATTTACAGGTGCGTGCTACCTGTGACGCCGATGGCTTTTCACAGTACAAGCACATTGTCTCGATCAATGGCGTGACCAACTTCGCCTTTGAAAATGTGCTGTTCAAGGGCTTCCGCGGCGACGGCCTGTACATTGGATCCAGCAACACGGGCGGCCTTGAGCGTCACAACAGCCACATTTCAGTGCGGCGCTGCCGCTTCGACGGCATCAACAACGCCAACCGCAACGGCATTTCCGTGATCGACTGCGATGACATCGCCATCGAGAACAACGATTTCATCAACTGCACCCGCTCCGACATGCCGGGCTGCATCGACATCGAACCCGATAGCAACCTGTTCCACATTATGCGCAACGTGCGCATCACCGGCAACAAGTTCAAGGCCAGCAAAACCGGGGTGAGCTGCTTCCTTCCCGCCTACTTTACTACCCCCGCCACGAAATTCGTCATCCGCGACAACTACGCAGACGGCTGCACGTTCGGTTTCATCTTCGACGAAAGCACTAACAACGCACCAGGTGGCGGCTTGAGCGATGCCAGCGTCGATACCGACGTGACCATCGAGACGAATACGGCGATCAACTGCACCACGCCGCTGTTTGTGCGCGGCGTCAAGGGCGCACTGATCCGCAACAACGAGTTTCAGGACTGCACCAGCCACGCCTACGTAGGCGATGGCGGGTTCAACCGCCTGTATTCGTTCAATGTTACTTACGATGGCAACCGGCACATTCGCTGCGGCTCGACCTCGCAGTTCGGCTTGGTGGTCGATGGCGTGACTGGATTCCGCCACAAGCGCAATCGCTATACCGACTGCGGCAACGGTGCAGCTGGATCGGCCGGCGTCAATTTTGCACCATCGATCGCGAACGGCGTCACGCTGCTGGACTTTACGGAAAACGACTTCACCTCGCCCGCTGGCAAGATGCTCGCTGCTGTCGTCAAAACCGCGGGCGGCTCGATCAGCTTCGCCTACCGCGATATTGTGCGCAACAGCTACGGCGGACTGACCTCACTGTTTCCGTCCGACTCAGGCAGTTTCACGCCCAAAATCACTGGCTCGACCACGGTGGGAGATGGCGGCCAATACAGCCTGCAGGTCGGCCGCTATGCTCGCTTTGGCGATGTGGCCACCGTCAATTTTTCGATCACCCTGACATCCCACACCGGCACGGGCGCCGCCTTCATCGACCTGAACGATATCCCGTTCCTGTCGAAAAACGTCAACGGCAACCACTTCATTCCCGCGTCGATCACATTCAACAACCTGAACGTAGGCGCCGGGAAAATGGCAGGCGCTGCGCTGCAAAACAATGCCCGCTTGATTTCCCTGTATATCGAGGACCCGGCCGGCGGTGCAGTAGCCCTTGAAACGCTGGCTGTTGATTCGGCGTTCACCGTTTACGGTTCGGTCACCTACGAGATTGCATAACAGCGTCACGAAGTTGAACCGATTTAATGACGGCCGACGATGAGCGGCCAACCTGAAAGAGCCCATGACCGACCAAAACAACGCCATCAGCATTGCGAGACTCGAAATGGAGGTTTCGTTTCTCAAGGCCGGGGTCGCTGATCTGCGAGCCACAAATGCACAACAAACAGCGAAACTTGACTCCATTATCAAAACCATGGACGAGGCCCGAGGAGGCTGGCGAACATTGCTGCTCGTAGGCGGCGCATCCGGTTCAGTGGGCGGTATTCTCGCCTGGATCATTCCACACATGAGAGGTTGATATGAACATCCAACTTGTAGAAAACTGGTCCGCCATCCTCAAAAAAGCCTGGTCGATCAAATTCACTGGCCTATCGCTGCTTCTGAGCGCCGCGGAAGTTTATGTTCAGCTCGTGCAGCCATCGGGCGTGCCTGGCGGTGTATTCGCTGGCTTCGCGGGCTTGGTCACGCTAATGGCCGGCGTGGCGCGGTTACTCGCCCAGCAGGAGGTCACCAGTGGCAATACAAAATAAGCGAGGCCTTGCGGGCGTCGTCGGGGCTGCTGCTGCTGCCGCACTCCTGATCTTCACGCCTCCGATGGAAGGGCGCGTTAAGACGACTTACCGCGACTTCGGCAACGGCGTGCTGACCTACTGCGACGGCGCCACTGAGAATGCCATTTGGGGCAAGACGTATACCACTGCCGAATGTGATGCTCAGCTCGACCGCGATCTGACGCGCCATGCAATCGGGGTGATGTCCTGCACAACCGCAAACCTCACTGATGGCCAGAAAGTGGCCTACACCGACTTCGCCTACAACGTGGGGATTGCCGCGTACTGTAGCTCCACGGTGGCGCGCAAGGCCAATGCGGGCGATGTGCGCGGCTCCTGTGATGCTTTGCTCATGTGGAATCGTGCGGCGGGAAAGGTCTGGCCGGGGCTGACCCGGCGCCGCGAGGCTGAGCGCCAAATCTGCCTGAAAGGTATCGCATGAGCCCCCTCACCCTCATTGGAATCAAATGCGCAGTCGTCCTGGCCTTGTTCGCCGGCTTGTATGGATACGGCCACCATAACGGCGTGAAGGCTACCCGCGCCCTGTGGGACGCTGACAAGGTGAAAGTAGCCGCCCAATCCGAAGCTGCCATTCTCGCCGCCCAAGAACGCTACGTGCGCATCCAGAAATTCAACGAAGTCACCGCCAGAAAGGCATCCGAAGCCCATGAAAAAGCCATCTCCGATCTTCAAGCGCAATATGATGCTGCTCGCGCTGCCATTCGCGCTGCTGGCGGGCTGCGCATCTCCCGCGCCATCTGCACCAGTCAAGACCATGGAGCGACCACTACCGCAGGCGCCGGCCGATCTGATGATCCCGCCGCCACCACCGTCGCACTTCCTGACGAAACTGAAAGACGCCTTCTCGAACTAAGCCGGGAGGCTGATGCGCTGGCTGAACGCTTGCGCGCGCTACAGATGTGGATCAAGGGAGCAGGGCTTTACGGCCCGGGCGATGAACTTCCGGCCGCGCCCGGTGCCAAATAGCCATGGACTTTCACATACTCAGCACGCACCAGCGCGGCAGCGACGACGACACGCCGTTGCAGATGGTGAGCGCTGAGCAAGTGGCGTACTGGCAACGGATCGAGGCGAATTATGCCGATCTGCTTGAGAAATTGGCCGTGTGCGATCAGCCTTTTGCGGAACTATCAGCTATTTGCGGAAATGCTTTAAAACTAAGCATTTCAAAGTAAGCCTACGCGCTTCTGGTGCCCGGAACCGGAATCGAACCGGTACGCCCTTTCGAGCACGAGATTTTAAGTCTCGGGTGTCTACCAGTTTCACCATCCGGGCAGCGCGCGACAGTGTAGCACATCGGGCAAGCC